ACCTACTAAATTTTCCTAAGCTATACAAAACTAATCCCCTAGAAACACCCCCGGTACTCTTTTTGGGTCCCCCGAATAGGGGTATATTATTTTTGTGGGGGATACGAGGGTTAGCGCCTTGTAAGGCATGGGAAACATGGGTACCTTGGCAGGCACCTGCACTCTCGCCAATCTTTAATTTGAACACTGCTTTATGTGACCCCCACTATTTAATTTTTATAAGTTCCGGTATACTCAACGCATTGGAGCCACAAACCGCTACCAGAGATACTTACATCTATGCCAATTGTAGTCACACCTGAAACGGGTATACCCCTACCTTTCGACACAACGCCGGAAGAGATTGAGCAATTTAGGGAACGTGCTAAAGCCGCAGTTGAAACAATCAAAGAGTTGATTGAGATGGGTGGTGAGGTAGATATAGATGAGGATGACCGGCGCAGCGCCCGGCATGCTGTTGGTAGTAACAGTATTAAAATCACTGAACAAAATGCAGGTACTCTAGTACACCTAGAAGCTATCCTGAGTGAATACGACCGGGACTTACTCAATAGTGCTACCCGTCTTCGTTCTTATGTAACCAACAAACTACTTATCGAGACTGTCGATGAAGATCCAAAGGTGCGTCTTAAGGCACTTGAACTCCTAGGAAAAACTTCTGGGGTTGGGTTATTTAGTGATCGGTTAGAGGTCAACGTGACTCACCGTACTATTGACCAGATTGACAACGAACTTGAAACTTTGCTCGAAAAGTATATGGGGCCTGTTCAACTTGTAGAAACTCAGACCGAGCAAGAATTAGAGAGTCTGCTGCATTTGGATGATGAGGACTTAGGGTTTGTTACTAAAGAGCGCAAGAGCGGGGTAAGTGATGCTCAACCCTGAGCGACTAGAACAGATCAAAGCTAACAAGCACCTGCTGCCGCCAGAAATAAGAGCGAAGCTAGGTGAGTTAATTGCTGCGCGTGAAGAGTTAGAGGTCACTACACAGGCCCAAGATAGTTTTATGGTGTACACCAACTACGTCTGGCCTAACTTTATTCATGGTGCGCATCACAAAAAGATGGCTGCTGCGTTTGAGAGGGTAGCTAAAGGTGAGTGTAAGCGACTGATAATTAACATGCCGCCTCGCCATACGAAGTCCGAGTTTGCGTCTTACCTGTTACCAGCTTGGTTTCTAGGTAAATTTCCCGATAAGAAAGTTATTCAGACTAGCCACACGGCTGAGTTGGCTGTTGGGTTTGGTCGAAAAGTGCGTAACTTGGTAGACAGCGATGTTTATAAAGACATTTTTCCCGGTGTGGCCCTACAAAGCGATTCTAAAGCTGCGGGTCGCTGGGCGACGAACAAGGGTGGAGACTACTTTGCTATTGGTGTGGGTGGCGCTGTTACAGGTAAAGGCGCTGATTTGCTCATTATTGATGACCCACACTCAGAACAAGAAGCAACAATAGCGGAAACAAGTCCCGAGGTGTACGACAAGACCCACGAATGGTACACATCAGGCCCTCGTCAGCGTCTGCAGCCGGGTGGAGCCATCGTCATAGTGATGACTAGGTGGTCAAAGAAGGACTTGACGGGTCAAGTACTAAAGTCAGCAGCCCAAAGAAGTGGTGAGGAGTGGGAAGTCATTGAATTTCCAGCACTTTTGCCGTCTGGTAGACCGCTTTGGCCTGAATTTTGGTCTTTAAAAGAGCTAGAAGCGCTTAAATCCGAACTTCCTAACGGAAAGTGGATGGCGCAGTACATGCAGCAACCCACAAGTGACGTCTCCGCGATCATAAAGCGGGAGTGGTGGAAGATTTGGCCTGATGATGACCCTCCATTTTGTGAATTTTTGATCCAGTCGTGGGATACGGCGTTCTTAAAGACCGAACGTAGCGATTATTCAGCCTGCACGACGTGGGGGGTGTTCTACCAACCAGACGATACGGGCATAAATCAGGCCAATATCATCCTGCTCAATTCGTTTAAGAAGCGTATGGAGTTTCCGGAATTAAAGAAGAAAGCGTACGAAGAATATAAAGAATGGGACCCAGATGCCCTGATTATTGAGGCTAAAGCCTCGGGTACGCCCTTGCTATTTGAGTTGCGGGCGATGGGTATACCTGTTCAGGACTACACGCCGAGTCGTGGTAATGACAAAATAGCTCGGCTAAACTCTGTTGCTGATATATTTGCGTCTGGGCATGTTTGGGTTCCTAATACTCACTGGGCAGAAGAATTGGTTGAAGAAGTAGCGTCGTTTCCGTCCGGAGAACATGATGACTTGGTGGACTCAACGTCTCAGGCATTAATGCGGTTCCGTAGGGGTGGGTTCATCCGGTTAGCTAGTGATGAGCAAGAAGAGGTTCGTGAGTTTCGTCGCAGAAGAACTGCGTACTATTAGGACGACTTATGGCGACTCAAAAATTTATGGGAAGAAACCAGCTCATAGACCGCTTAGCAGCGCAAATGGGTGATAAGGATTTGGCTATTAAAAAGCTACAAGAACGTGGGCATCTAAAGGATGACGGTAAAACGTTTACCGCAGAAGGTATGAAACGCAATATGATGACTGCTGAAGAACGCGCCAAAGATAGGGCATCTAAGCGGCAAGGCGTTCCGGCTTCACGATTTAATTACAACCCTAAAACTAATACTGCACGGCGAAAAGGTTAAATATTATGGCGATCGAGAAAGGCTTGTACTCAGCACCGCAAGGGCTAGAAGCGCTGGATGAAATGAACCAAGGGCAACCCGAGCTGGAGATTGAAATTGAAAATCCGGAGTCAGTGACTATTGGTATAGACGGTGTGCCCATACTAGAGATTGAGTCGGGGGAAGACGAGGACGATTTTGACGTTAACTTAGCCGAAGAGATGGACGAGTCCGAGCTACAGAGCTTGGCGTCTGAGCTGGTTAGTGACTATGAAGATGATGTGTCTAGTCGCAAGGATTGGATGCAGACTTACGTTGACGGCTTAGAGTTGCTTGGGCTTAAGATTGAAGAGCGTACTGAACCTTGGGAGGGCGCATGCGGTGTGTATCACCCACTGCTAACCGAGGCGTTGGTTAAGTTTCAGTCCGAGACGATGATGTCAACGTTTCCTGCCGCTGGGCCTGTTAAGACCCAGATTATCGGTAAAGAGACGCCAAATAAAAAGCAGTCAGCGCAACGTGTCCAAGAGGACATGAACTACCAACTGACAGACATAATGCAGGAGTATCGTCCTGAGCATGAGCGCATGTTATGGGGCTTGGGGCTTGCGGGTAATGCATTTAAGAAAGTGTATTACGACCCGAACATAGAGCGTCAAGTATCTTTATTTGTGCCCGCCGAAGATATCGTGGTGCCGTATGGTGCGTCTAATATTGAGACCGCCGAGCGTGTAACACACGTTATGCGTAAGACCGAGAACGAACTGCGCAAACTACAAGTTGGTGGGTTCTACAGAGATGTTGATTTGGGTGAACCAAACAACGTGTTAGACGAGGTAGAGAAAAAGATTGCCGAGAAGTTGGGCTTTCGTGCGACTTCCGATGCGCGGTACAAGCTACTTGAAATGCAGGTTAACCTTGATTTAAAGGGGTACGAGCATGAAGAAGAGGGCGAGCCTACAGGGATTGCGGTACCTTACATCGTTACAATCGAAAAAGGATCTAACACAATCCTTGCAATCCGCCGCAACTGGGAACCAGACGACGAAACTCACGCAAAACGACAGCACTTGGTGCACTACGGCTACGTACCGGGGTTTGGGTTTTATTACTTTGGTCTTATCCATCTTGTTGGTGCTTTTGCTAAGTCTGGTACCTCGCTGATTCGTCAGCTTGTTGACGCTGGTACTTTAAGCAACTTACCCGGTGGATTTAAAACTCGTGGTATGCGTATCAAGGGCGACGACACACCTATTGCTCCCGGCGAGTTTAGAGATGTAGACGTACCTAGCGGCACGATGCGCGATAACATCTTGCCTCTTCCATACAAAGAACCTAGCCAAGTGTTGTTAGGTTTGATGAATCAAATCGTCGAAGAAGGGCGTCGCTTTGCTAATACAGCTGATCTTCAGATCAGTGACATGTCGGCTAATTCACCAGTCGGCACCACACTAGCAATTTTAGAGCGTACGTTAAAAGTGATGAGCGCTGTTCAGGCGCGGGTTCACTACTCGATGAAGCAAGAGTTAAAGCTTCTGAAGAAAATTATTGCTGACTACACCCCAGAAGATTACGACTACGACCCAGATGAAGGTAGCCGCAAAGCTAAGCGCAGTGACTACTCTAACGTAGATGTTATCCCTGTAAGCGATCCGAACGCCAGCACAATGGCGCAGAAAATTGTTCAGTACCAAGCTGTGTTGCAGCTGGCACAAGGCGCTCCACAGATGTACAACATGCCGTTGCTACATCGCCAAATGCTGGAGGTGATGGGTATCAAAGAGGTACAGAAACTTATTCCTATGGATGACGATCAGAAGCCTACAGACCCAGTGTCAGAAAACCAGAACGTGTTAATGATGAAGCCTGTCAAAGCGTTTGCGTACCAAGACCATAAGGCCCACATCACAGTGCACATGTCTGCGATGCAAGACCCGAAGATTATGCAGCTGCTTCAAAATAATCCTTCGGCTCCACAGATTCAGTCTGCAATGATGAATCACATGAACGAGCATCTTGGGTTTGAATACCGCAAGCAGATTGAGCAGCAGTTGGGTATGAACTTGCCCGCGCAGAAAGATGATTCTGGTGAAGATGCAAACATGACCCCAGAAGTCGAAGCACGGCTCTCTCCATTACTGGCGCAAGCAGCACAGCAACTCCTCCAGATGAATCAGCAAGAGGCTCAGCAACAACAGGCACAACAGCAGGCGCAAGACCCACTTGTCCAGATGCAACAACAAGAGTTGCAGATTAAACAGGCTGAACTTGAGCGCAAGAAGCAGAAAGATGCAATGGATGCGCAGCTTAAGCAGCAGCAAATGCAAATTGAGAAAGAGCGTATTCAAAGCCAAGAGCAGATTGAAGGAGCGCGTATTAGCTCTAAGGCTGAGCACGACAAGAAAAGTGCTGAAGACAAACAGCAACTTGAAGGCATCAAAATTGGTCTTCAAGCGGAACAAAGCAAGCGCGAAAGTGATGCTAGACAACAGTATGAAGGTATCAAAATTGGTTCAGATGTTGCCATTAAACAACGTCAAATGGACTTACAGGCTAGCCAAAGAAATAAACCGACAAGAGGTGAATGATGGATGCGTTCGAAGTAATCATCAAAGAAATTGATGCAAAAGTAAATCAACTCTTCGAGTATGTAGGCACAGGTAAGCCCGAAACATTCGAAGAGTACAAAAGACTGTGTGGTGAGATTAAAGGTCTTCTCACGGCACGGGGTTATACCATAGACCTTAAAAACCGTATGGAGTCCTCAGATGACTGAGATTTTAATCGGCTCAAACCCCGATAATCCACAAGTAGTAGGTATGTACAGCTCGGAGGCCACCGCCGAAGAGAAAGCAAAGCAGTTACCTCGTCCCTCTGGCTATCACATCCTGTGTGCTATCCCTGAGATTGAGAAAGAGTATGACAGTGGTATTGTGAAAGCCGATCAAACAATCCACAACGAAGAAGTACTTACAACAGTGCTATTCGTAGTTGATCTTGGTTTGGATTGCTACAAAGACCCAAATAAGTTCCCTAGTGGTCCGTGGTGCAAGAAAGGCGATTTTGTATTGGTCAGACCCAATTCAGGTAGCCGACTGGTGATTCACGGGCGTGAATTCCGCATGATTAACGATGATACGGTCGAGGGTGTTGTAGATGACCCACGCGGTATTAAGCGCAAATAAGGAGTAAATATGGATAAGGACGAATTTAAGTTCCCAGACGAAGCTGAAAATGGGGACAAAGCTGAAATTAAGCTTGAGATCGAGATCGAAGACGATACTCCCCCTGAAGATCGTAATAAAGAGCCAATGCCCAAGGAAGTAGTCGAAGAGCTAGAGCAAGACGAGTTGGAGGAATATTCTGACAAAGTTAAGCTGCGTCTCAAGCAGATGAAAAAGGTTTGGCATGACGAGCGTCGCGCTAAAGAATCTGCCTATCGTGAACAGCAAGAGGCTATTGACTACGCTCGCCGCGTTACGGAAGAAAACAAACGGTTAAAAGAGCGGTACACAGCTGGTGAACAAGAGTATGTCCATACAGTCCAGAATGCTGCGGCTATGGAACTGGAAATGGCGAAAAAGTCGTATAAAGAGGCTTATGACTCTGGAGATGGGGACAAACTAGTAGATGCTCAACAGGCAATGCAGGATGCTAATTTTAAGCTACACTCTGCAAAAAATTATCGCCCTACCCCTGTACAACAGCAAGAAATTGAAGTACAACAGCAACAAGTATCCCAACAGGCTCCTCGACCTGATAACCGTGCGATGGCGTGGCAAGAGCGCAATACTTGGTTTGGTCAAGACGAGGAAATGACTGCTGCGGCTTTAGGCTTACACGAAAAGCTTAAACGCAACGGTGTTCTTGTAGGATCAGACGATTATTATGCGACGTTGGACAAGACAATGCGCAGACGATTTTCGGAAAACTTTGAGGATTCTGAAACAGAAACGAGAAATACGTCTCGTACAAAGTCCAGTACGGTTGTAGCCCCGGCTACTAGAAGCACATCTTCAAACAAGATAAAGCTAAAGGCTAGTCAAGTCCAAATTGCTAAAAAACTTGGTTTGACCCCTGAACAGTATGCCCGTGAAGCACTAAAACTGGAGAATTAACATGGCTGAAAATAGACTTACCCGAGAGTTAGAAACCCGTGCAACCCAACAGCGCCCTAAGCAGTGGGCACCGGCGGAATTGCTCCCTGAGCCGAACAAACAGGCTGGGTTTGCTTACCGATGGATCCGCGTTTCTATGCTTAACCAAGCTGACCCACGTAACCTTTCTGCCAAACTCAGAGAAGGCTGGGAGCCGGTAAAGATAGAAGAGCAACCGCAATTCCAACTGCTAGTTGATCCCAACAGTCGGTTTAAAGACAACGTTGAGATTGGCGGGTTATTACTTTGCAAGACTCCTTCTGAATTTGTTGAGCAACGCAACGAGCATTATGCAAAGCAAACACAAGCCCAGACGGAAGCTGTAGACAATAACTTAATGCGCCAAAGCGATGCGCGGATGCCACTCTTTAAAGAGAGCAAGTCTGCAACAAGCTTTGGAAAAGGATCTTAAATTTAATTTTTGGAGTTAAACATGGCTTACCCCACTATTGACAAGCCTTATGGCTTTAAGCCGATCAATTTGATCGGTGGTCAGGTGTTTGCTGGTTCCACTCGTAAGATGCGTATTGCAAGCGGGTATGCAACTTCGATTGGTTTCGGTGATCTACTGATTCGTGCAACTGACGGTACCGTTGAGCGCTCGGCTGCTACAACTACTAAACCTACTGGCGGCTTCGCTGGTGTGTTTCTTGGTGTTGAGTTTATCAACTCAAGTACTGGTCAACTGCAATTCCAACAGAACTTTGTTGGTGGTACAACAGTAACAACTGGCTACATCACAGCTTATGTTTGTGATGATCCAGATACATTGTTCCAAGTTGCTGTTGTTTCTGGCACAACGGTCGTAACCGGCGTTCAATATACTTCTGTTGGCAATAACGCAACAATCGTAAATAACACCGCAATTACCGCTGCTGGTAACTCACAGATTGCACTTCTTGATTCGACTGCTGATACAGCTACGCTGACTATTCGCATCGTTGACGTTGTGCCTGACACCGCCTACATTTCTGGCGGCAACACGTTGTATCCTGAAGTGATCGTAAAGTTCAACTTCGGCATGCATGCGTATAACACCGCCGTCGGCGTATAAGGAGCTAAATCATGGCTATTTCACGCGCACAACTACTGAAAGAGCTGCTCCCCGGCCTGAACGCATTGTTCGGTCTGGAGTACGCACGTTATGGTGAACAGCATAAAGAGATCTACGAAACAGAGACCTCTGAGCGTTCATTCGAAGAAGAAACCAAACTCTCTGGCTTCTCGGCTGCACCTGTTAAGAACGAAGGTTCTGCAATTGCATACGACAACGCTCAGGAAGCTTGGACTGCTCGATACAACCATGAAACCATCGCACTAGGGTTTTCCCTAACGGAAGAAGCAATTGAAGATAACTTGTACGACAGTTTGTCGGCTCGTTATACGAAGGCTCTCGCCCGCGCAATGGCTTACACCAAGCAAGTCAAGTCAGCTGCTGTTCTGAACAACGGCTTCTCAGCGTCCTACACGGGCGGTGACGGAGTTGCTCTGTTTAGCGCATCGCATCCCTTGGTTTCTGGTGGCGTAAACAGCAACATTCCCGGCACTCCAGCTGACTTGAACGAGACTTCCTTGGAAGCCGCCGTTATTCAAATCGCTGCGTGGACTGATGAACGTGGTTTGTTAATCGCTGCTAAGCCCAAGAAGCTAATTGTTCCTCCAGCACTCCAATTCGTTGCAACTCGCTTGCTCGAAACGGAACTGCAGACGAACACTGCTGATAACAACATCAACGCCATTAAGAACAATGGTTCGATCCCAGACGGTTATACAATCAATAACTTCCTGACCGACACGAACGCATGGTTCTTGACAACTGATGTTCCTAACGGCATGAAGCACTTTGTTCGTTCACCACTCGCCCAGTCAATGGACGGTGACTTCGATACAGGTAACGTACGTTACAAGTCTCGCGAGCGTTACAGCTTTGGATGGAGCGATCCGCTTGGCATGTACGGCAGCGCAGGTGCTTAAGTAAACCGTTAGAAACTAATGGTTTAGCCCCGCCTTAAAAAAGCGGGGTTTTTTATTGCTTGCATTTATTGTTGTATAGGTTATTATTAAACAAATCTGGGAACCCCCAGCCTTACTGACCGCCCCAGCGGACGATGCAGAGACAGTGAGGCGTAGTACTGCATATACAGGAGCCTATCATGGCATCAACCACCTTCTCCGGCCCAGTCACGTCCACAAACGGTTTTATCGGCAATCTGACTGGTAACGTCACCGGCAACGTCACCGGCAACGTCACCGGCAACGTCGCTGGCACTGGCAAAATCACCCACGCTACTACAGCCGCTATTAACGCTACAGCTACTGCAACAGCAGCACAAGTTGCTACTGGCTATATTACATCCACTTCCGCCGCTGCAACTGCAATTACGCTTCCTACGGGAACGCTTCTTGGCGCTGCTCTTGGTGCGGTTCAAGGCACAGTGTTTGATCTCTATGTTGACAACACTGCTGGCGCAAGCACTGTAACTATGGCTGTTGCTGTAAACGGCATCTTGTCTTCAGCGGCTGCGGATACCCCCGGAAGCTTTGGAGATTTGACTATTGCTGCTGGCGCTACGGGTATTGCTCGCTTTACGCTAATGTTTGCAAGCGCAACTGCCTATACGTTCTCGCGTACAGCCTAATTAGCCGCCCACTTCGGTGGGCTTTTGTACTTCTTAGGAGCTAATTATGGCAATGCAATATGACGTAAAAGCAGCGCATTTAAACAATACTGGTTTTATTCTGTTAGGTCGTACACGGCTTAAAGCTTTATCTACTGTTGGCTCTGCTACTGCGGGTACGCTTGATATTTTTGACACTACGACTGCGCCGGTAACAACGGCAACTTACACACGTTCTGGCGCAACAGTCACAGTGACTAGTGCGGATCATGGGTTAGCAACAGGCGATGTGCGGGGCTTTGCTTTCGCTAGTGCATCTGGTATATCAGCCACAAACGGTAATTACACAATTACTGTAACAGGTCCAAACGCCTTTACCCTTACCGACATTAACTCAGGCACGATTGCAAGTACTGCTCTTGCGTATTCGACATTATGGGTTAACTCGTATGATGTAGGCGCAACAGATGTGTTTGGTAATATTGTTTTAATTCCCGGTGAAGGTGTGCTGATTCAAAACGGCATCTATCTCCGCATGACCAACATTACGTCTGCGAATATTTACTATGGCTAAGAAGACCCCTTCTCTGGCTGTCGGTCGTGGCGAGAAGCTACCCGTATCCAAGGGGGCAGGGTTGACTGCCAAAGGTCGTGCCAAGTACAACGCTGCTACAGGATCTAACTTGAAGGCTCCACAGCCCGAAGGCGGTCCTCGTAAGAAGTCGTTCTGCGCACGGATGTCTGGTATGCCCGGCCCGATGACAGACGAGAAAGGAAGACCTACCCGCAAAGCCGCAAGTTTAAAGAGATGGAAGTGTTAAATGGAAGATTCCGTGCAAACAGCTCGTGAACTTGCTACCCATGCAAATGAGATTAAGCATTTGCAACAGGACATGGATAAACTTGTAGAGGATATGGATCAAGTCAAAAATACACTTGCCGAGATTCAAAAGACTCTTTCCGAAGCCAAAGGTGGGTGGAGAGTGCTAATGTATTTTGGTGGTGCTGGTGGACTTGTTGGCAGCGGTTTAACTTGGATCATTGATAGGGTGCTTCGATAATGCCAGCCACATCAGATAAGCAAAAGAAATTCATGGATGCCGCAGCGCATAATCCAGCGTTTGCAAAAGAAGCAGGCATTCCAGTAGGTGTTGCACAGGAATATTCAAAAGCAAGTAAAGGCAAGAGGTTTACTACCGGCTCTCGTCCTGACTTACAGAAAGTTGGTAGTCCAAAAACCGATCACGGTAAAATGACATTATTCAAGGAAGGTGGTGCTATGAAAGACGACATGATGCAAGACAAAGCAATGGCTAAAAAAGCTATTGGTATGCACGAAGCGCAGTTGCATGGTGGCAAAAAGTCTAACATGACCAAGCTCGCAAAAGGTGGTTCCGCTTCTAGCCGTGCTGATGGCTGCGCTACAAAAGGCAAAACCAAAGGCACAATGATTAAAATGAAATCCGGCGGCATGAGCTGCTAAGGAGAATATTATGCCTGCACCAATTATTGGCCCGGTTGTAGCCGCAGGCGTAAGGGCGCTTGCTACAAAAGCGGCTACTAGAGGCATGAGCAACGAAGCAAGAAAAGAAGCTGCTAAAGAAGCCGCTAAAGCAGAGAGAGACGCTGCTTTAGCTGGAGCAAAAACTGAAGTCAGGGATGGGGTAAAAGAAACATCTTTGCCGTACGTTGATCCCAAAAAAGCTGGTGACATACGCGATTTTTCGAGTCCTACATCGTCGTCTAGAAGCGCTCCACGTCTTTCTGATGAATCATTAGACTACGCTGGCTTTAAAAAGGGCGGCGCAGTTAAAAAGATGGCTAAAGGTGGATCTGCTTCTAGTCGTGCTGATGGCTGTGCTGTTCGCGGTAAAACTAAAGGTCGAATGATATGATGTCTAGTCGCGGTATGGGTGCAATGCTCCCTTCAAAGATGCCCGGTGGAAAGCGTAAAGCTCGCCGCGACGATACTGACTTCACGCAGTATGCTGAAGGTGGCACGGTTGACCCAGAGGCTGGGTTTGTAGGAAATGCTGGTGTGCCGCAATTGGATGATGGGACGTTAAACCAACGTTTTCAAGAAGCGCGGCGCAGTAACAACGCTCCTCGCACACAAGCTCTGCAAAAAGAACTAGAGTTCCGGCAAGGCAAACGTAAGCAGCTAAAAACCGGTATGTACGCAAAAGGCGGTGTAACTAAAAAGGCCAAAGCCTTGCCGGGTTTTAAAGGATTTAAGGGGTACAAATAATGGCTAGTAGCAAGGTAAATGCCGCTGGCAACTACACCAAGCCGAGCCTACGTAAGAAGATTGTGTCGCAAGTTAAGTCTGCAGCTACTCAAGGTACAGGTGCAGGTCAATGGAGCGCGAGAAAAGCGCAGCTAGTGGCTAAAAAGTATAAGGCTTCTGGCGGGGGCTACCGAGATTGAAAGCGCCGCAAAAATCCTTAAAAGCTTGGGGTGACCAGAAATGGACAACCAAGTCCGGCAAGAAATCCTCGGAAACGGGTGAGCGGTATTTGCCAGAAAAAGCTATTAAAGCATTAAGCCCTGCGGAGTATGCAGCAACGACTAAAGCTAAACGAGCAGGTAAGGCGGCAGGTAAACAGTTTGTGCCACAACCAGCTAAAATTAAACAGAAAGTTAAACAGTTTAGGAAGGTGTAATTATGGCTGGTGGCGGCGGAGCAGGCGGAATGGGTGGTACACCACCCGGAATGCGTGGTGTCAATGGCCCCGGAGGTGGAGGCTATGAACCGATACCAAATTACAACACGAGTGGCTTTGGTCAACAGCCTGCGAATAACAGCTTTGGTGGCGGTCAGCCTATGGGCGGCTACGGCGGTCAACAGTCCCAGCCAATGCAGCAACAAATGCAACGCCCCATGCAGAGTCAGTTTGGTGGATACAACCAATCACCCCAGATGGGTGGTTTTGGTGGCGGCATGGGTGGTGGATTCGGTGGTGGGTTTAACCAGTACAACCCGATGGGTGGCGGCTACGGTATGGGTGGGTTTAGTCCCCAGATGGGCGGCATGGGTGGTTTTGGTGGTGGATACGGCCCACAGATGGGTGGCTTTGGTATGGGCGGCGGTGGTCAGCCAATGGGTGGCTACGGTGGTGGTATGGGCGGTGGGTTTAACCAACCCCCACAGATGGGTGGTTTTGGTGGCGGTATGGGTGGTTATAGCCGTGGCGGTATGGGTGGTTATAGCCGTGGCGGTATGCAAGGCATGGGTCAGAGCCAAATGCAGCAGCCTCTTAATAGTGGTTTTGCAAACGTTAGCCCCGAAACATTACAAGCAGAGCGCATGGCTCAAGGCGCTGGCGGCATGGGTGGCGCATCAAGCCCGCAACTGGATCAGCAATACCAAAACTACATGGATCAAATGCAAGGTGCAACGGGTGCTGGCAGCCAATCTGTTGGTCAGTCTTCAATGTCACCTCAAACATTTGGTGCGCTATCCAATCCCGGTGGCATGAATCAAATACCCGCTTACGCACGTCCTTACGCTCAAAGTATGCGTGGCATGAGTGGTATGGGTGGTGCTATGGGCGGTGATGATTTTGTAGACCGTAGAACTCCAGAGCAACGTGCGCAAAGCCAAGCACAAACACAACAATTCTTTCAAAACCCATCTGCTGGACTAGCTTCATTGTCGCAAATGTTTAAACGAGGTACATTTTAATGACGACTTCTGGTACCTCGTCGTTTAATCTTGACCTCTCCGAGTTGGTGGAAGAGGCGTTTGAGCGTTGCGGCAAAGAGCTGCGTACTGGATATGATCTGCGCACGGCACGTCGTAGCATTAACCTATTGACGGTTGAGTGGGCAAACCGTGGTATTAACCTGTGGACTATCGAGCAAGGTCAGATTCCGATGGTTACAGGGCAGGCAACTTACGCTCTACCTACTGAGACAATTGATCTGTTGGATACCGTTATTCGCACAGGTTCCGATCAAAATCAGGTTGATATCAACATTACCCGTATCTCTGAGTCCACTTACATCACAATCCCCACTAAAAACGCTCAAGGGCGTCCCATTCAGGTGTGGATTAACCGGCAGTCTGGCAATACAAACGCAATTGCTACGACAACTTTAAACGGTGGGATAACGGCAACAGATACAACTATCACTGTGATATCAGCGGCAAACTTACCAAGCCAAGGCTACATCAAGGTTGATAACGAAATTATCATGTACCAGAACGTAAGTGGCAGCCAACTGTTGAACTGCTTTCGTGGACAGGCTAATACAACGGCAGCCTCGCATTTAACAGCAGCTTCTGTTTACCAAACATTCCCACCAAACATTAACGTCTGGCCTACACCTAATGCACCGGGTGACCAATATACGTTCGTTTACTACAGAATGCGTCGTATTCAAGACTCTGGTGGCGGCGTATCTACACAAGACATTCCATTTCGTTTTATTCCCTGTTTGGTTTCTGGGCTTGCGTTTAGCCTAAGCATGAAGCTGCCAGAAGTGGATCCAAATAGAATTGTTATGCTTAAACAAGATTACGAACAACAGTTCCAACTTGCTGCAGACGAGGACCGAGAGAAGGCTTCTATTCGTTTTGTGCCTCGAAACCTTTTTTACTAAGGTGACGTATGCCTAGTAAATTTGCGTCAGGTAAGTATGCGATTGCCGAATGTGACCGGTGTGGTCAAAGGTACAAGCTAAAAGAATTAAAGAAGCAGATATTAAAAACGCATTTGTATAACGTTAAGGTTTGCCCTAGTTGTTGGGATCCAGATCAGCCGCAGTTGCAGTTAGGCATGTATCCTGTTAATGATCCACAAGCAGTTCGGGAACCAAGACCAGATACGAGTTACGTTGTTTCAGGTTTGGATATTGACGGCGATCCGTCTGGTGGCAGTAGAATATTTCAGTGGGGTTTTAATCCTGTTGGTGGCGCAAGAGATAACGGTCTCACGCCTAATGACTTGATTGTGCAGGTTCAACTTGGTACAGTTACAATAGCAACTACTTAAGGAGCCTATCATGGCATACAAACGTGGCGCAGATGGCGTAGCAAAGAAAGGCAAGACTGAAGGCAAGAACCTTGGCAATGACGGCCCGACCGTTGCTGCAATGAAAGGCAAAGGCTCAAAAGGTGCTTCAGGCGTTACATCTTTAGCAATGAAGAAGATGGGTCGTAACATGGCTCGCGCTATGAACCAGAAAGGTGGCTAACATGGCTAAATTAAACGGTAAACAGTTTGGTAAAGAGGCTAGTGCCGCAACCAAAGGGTACCCAACTGACCCAAACACATTGCAAGCCCAAAAGATTCGTTTGGATATGCCTGCCTCACGTGTAAGTGCTGGTGATCCAGCCCGCAATGATGTCAAAACAACTGGTATCGAGACTCGCGGCAACGGCTGCGCAACTAAAGGTCGTATGGCTCGTGGACCAATGGCATAATGAACTACTCTGAACTCTCTGCTGCTATTCAGGCTTATTCGGAAAGCGATGAACAAATGTTTGTCGATAACATACCCGTTTTTGTCAGAGCGGCAGAGCAGCGTATTTATAACTCGGTTCAGTTTTCGTATCTGCGTAAGAACGTTACGGGGTCGGTTACGCCTAGTAATCCGTATTTATCAGCTCCAAATGATTTTTTGTCGGTGTATTCCATAGCCGTTATTTTGCCAACAGGCGAGTACGAGTATCTGCTAAACAAGGACGTGAACTTTATCCGTCAGGCGTACCCATCTCCAACAGACACCGGAGTCCCAAAGTACTACGCTATTTTTGGCCCTACAACAACTTCCGGTAACCCTCCTGTCTTGACCAACGAGTTGTCGTTTATCTTGGGTCCAAAGCCTGATTCTAACTACTCTGTTGAGCTGCACTACTTCTTTTATCCAGAGTCTATCGTGACTGCAAGTACGACTTGGCTAGGGGACAACTTTGACACCGCTTTGTTCTACGGTGCGCTGCGGGAAGCTGCTGTGTTCCAGCGCCAAGAGCCTGATATGGTTCAGAATTACGAGCAGAAGTACATGGAAGGTATGTCCCTGCTGAAACAGTTGGGTGACGGAAAAGAGAGGAGCGATGCATATAGATCCGGTCAAGTAAGGTATCCCGTCAAATGAGCTTCACCGGAAATTTCCTCTGCGATAGCTTTAACCCGGGTTTAACCTCCGGTCGGTTTAACTTTAGCCCAACCACAACAGATACGTATTACATAGCGCTGTACACCAATTCGGCTACGCTTAATGCCTCTACGACTGCGTACACCACTGTAGGTGAGGTTGTTGCGGCAGGCTATACAGCGGGTGGGGTTGTTATAACGCCAATTTATGCAACTAGCGATGGTGGTGCATACATTAGCTTTAATTCTGCTTCTTGGTCTGGATCATTCACAGCCCGTGGCGCGTTAATTTATGAGCCGGGTGATAACAACGCTATTTGTGTGCTGGACTTTGGCGCGGATCGTACTTCAAGTGCAACTTTTACAGTGCAGTTTCCACCTGCTGTTGCAGGCTCTGCATTACTACAGCTTCCTTAAGGGGTTTTAAAATGATGAAAGACCATGCAATCACTGGCGACGCAATTGGAGCCTCTGTAACTGTTAACAACAGTGTATCTGCCGGCATGATGGCTGGTGGTGTATACCACGTCCAATGTTTTGACAAAGACGGCAACCTGAAGTGGGAAGATAAAGCCCACAACCTAGTGGTTAATCAGGGCTTGAAAGACATGAACGACAAGTACTTTTCAGGTGCCGCTTATACGGCGGCTTGGTACTTAGGTCTTGTAACTGGCCCCGGCTCAGGAACGACATTTGCCGCCGCTGACACACTTGCCTCCCATGCTGGCTGGACTGAGTTTACAAACTACTCCGGTAACCGTGGTGCTGTTACGTTTGGCGCTGCAACAACGGCTGATCCTTCGGTCATTACAAACCCCTCGCCCGTACAGTTCACTATTACAGGTGCTGGTGGCACAGTGGCTGGTGCGTTCTTGGCTTCGGTTAGTAGCGGAACATCGGGCATTTTGTTCTCTGAATCGGACTTCCAGTCCCCCGGTGACCGTGCTGTTGTGTCTGGTGACGTTTTGAATGTCACTTACCAATTCTCTCTTGATGCAGCTTAAGGATTATTATGGCTACCAAATTTGTTAAAGGTCAGAGTGTAAAGCTTGCCGCTGTTGTTCCACAGGGTGCGGTTGAAAAGCTGCGCATGGACGAGGATGGCAACTTCTTTTATATGATTCAATGGACAGACGCAGGCGGGCAGATTCAGCAGCGTTGGTTTCCAGAGAATGACTTGGTTGAGGCGTAGTGTTTGCAGGATCGCCATTTGCTACAGCCCCCTTTGCCGCACTAAGCGGCAATACTTATTTTGTTTCGATTACTGAGTCGGCAACAGCTAGTGACGCATCCTCTGCTTTAGTTTCGTTTATTTCCAGCATTTCAGAAGCCGCCACGCCCTCAGACAGTGTTTCTGCATTAGCTACGTTCCTTGCAAGTATTGCGGAGACCGCTACAGGCGCAGACTCTATATCGTCAACCTTCTCGATTAACGGTGCTGTATCTGAGTCGGCCTCTGGTAGCGACACGGTATCTTCTGGGGTGACGTTTAGTGTTGCAGTGCAAGAAATTGCCAATGGTGCTGATCTTGTATCGTCTCTTGTGCAGTTTGGTGGAAACATCCAAGAACTTGCCTCGGCATTAGATTCAAGCTCTGCGTTAGGTAGCTTTGTAGCGTCTGTACTTGAGTCTACGACCGCAACAGACTCGGTTTTAGTGGCACCCAGCGTGTTTAGTGCAGCGGTGGTAGAGTTGGTAACAGGCTCGGATTCAACGGTTTCTGGCGTGATTCTGGTAGTAAATATTGCCGAAGCCGCGTCTGGGGTAGATTCCGTAGCAAATAATATAGCGTTTGGTGTGGCAGTAAATGAGCTTGCTACAGGCACGGCGACTGCTGGAACTACAATAGCGTTTGGTGTGTTAATTCAAGAACTTGGCATTGCCGCAGATAGCATATTGGCTAGGTTTTTGTGGGAACTTATCAATGACAGCCAGACCGTTGCGTGGCAAAATATAGGTAGTAGCAGCACAACCGTTTGGCAGACAATTAATGACTTTGAAAGCTCAGACTGGACTCCAGTTGATACTTCTCTGTCGTAAGGAAAGAACATGGCATTAGTTGTTAAAGATCGGGTAAAAACAACGACCACAACGACTGGTACGGGAACAGTGACGCTTGGTGCAGCGGCAACAGGATTTCAGAGTTTTTCTGTTATTGGCGACGGTAACACGACGTATTACACAATTACAGACACAGTTACGGGTGTTTGGGAAGTTGGTATTGGTACATACACGGCTTCTGGTACAACTCTTTCACGCACAACGGTGTTGGACTCTTCTAGTGGCGGCTCGTTAGTTAACTTTACGGCTGGCAGTAAAGACGTGTTTGTGGTGTATCCGGCTGAAAAAGCGGTGTATCAAGACACAGCAGGTGATGTAACGGTAGCAGGAAACATCACCGGTCAAGAGATGACCGCCTCAAACGGACTGCTTGTGCATAGTGCGCTGATTACTATAAACCATACGGTTCCTTCTGGATATAATGTTATTAGCGCAGGGCCGATTACGATTGACAGTGGCGTGACCGTGATAATAACTGATGGAACTTGGGTGATAGTATGACGATTACGATCAATGGCACGACTGGAATTACCTCCCCCGGCGGAGATCTATCGGTATCGCAAGGCTTGTCAGGCAACCTAAACTTCACAGGCACAGGGAATCGTATTACGGGTGATTTTAGTAATGCAACTATTGCAAGTCGGGTTTTACTGCAAAGCAGCACGACAAACGGTCAAAGCGCACTTGGTTTGCTGCCAAATGGGACTTCTACACAGACCCAATACCTTGCCTTCAACAGCACAGACCCAGCGAATAGCTCATACATTCAAGCTTTAATTTCTGCAACAGAAGCGCGGATTAACAGTGGGCAACTTGGCACGGGAACTAACCTGCCAATGACCTTCTACACAGGCGGCAGCGAGAGAGTAAGGATTGATACGTCTGGCAACGTGGGGATTGGTACGTCAAGTCCGTTAGCCAAACTGCAGGTGTATCCTACTGTTGGTGCGCCAGCATCGTCAGGTAATCTAAACACTGGGGTTATTTTTGCAGAAGGCGCTGGTGGGCCGTCGCTTAATATGGGCAATTTTAATTCGGGAGGTACGTACTACGCTTGGATTCAATCCGCCTTCGTCAACAATGCTGCTGTAGTCCAACCGCTCGTTCTTCAGCAAATCGGTGGCAACGTGGGGATTGGTACTACTTTGCCGCAAGCTAAAATAGACTTAGGCGTAGGTACTGGTCGAAAGTTAAATATATACAATGACACATCGAATGCTATTAGTGGTTTTGGAACTGATTTATCTGGCAGTGGTTATGAATTAAGTTGTTTTGCTGGTGGCAATGGGGTAGGTTTAGGCGTATTTACATGGTCGGGATACAACAGAACAACCGATAGTTATTCTGAACGTATGCGTATTGACTCCTCTGGCAACTTGCTGGTGGGGACTGCGACTCATGCTGATAATGCTAAAGCAATTATAAGTTTTACTGGCGGAAGTTCTGCAAGTCGTGGACTTGTAATGACTTCTGGTTCAACAGCGTCTACGGCAATGATTGCTTTTAAAAACCCTAACGGATACGCTCAAGGCGAGATTTTAACTTCTGGGTCAACAACTTCATACAACACATCATCAGACTACCGACTTAAAGAAAACGTAGCACCCATGACGGGTGCGCTTACTAAAGTAGCTCAACTAAAACCTGTAACGTATACATGGAAAGCAGACGGGTCTGACGGTCAAGGCTTCATTGCCCACGAACTGCAAGCCGTAGTCCCAGACTGTGTTACAGGAACTAAAGACGCTGTAGACAAAGATGGCAAGCCGCAACACCAAGGCGTAGATACATCATTCCTAGTCGCTACATTAGTAGCAGCAATCCAAGAGCTAACCGCTAGACTCGAAGCGCTGGAGAACAAATAATGGCTAGTAAACTCAAGCTAACCGAGCTTCTGTACCCGACATCGACGACCGCTGCCATTACGATTAACTCGGATGACTCTGTAACGATACCTACGCAGTCAACAACAAATCTCGCCTATACGGGTACGCTCACAGGCGGCACAGGTGTTGTTAACTTAGGCTCAGGTCAGTTTTATAAAGATGCGTCTGGGAATGTGGGGATTGGTACGGCTTCGCCTGCGACTTACGGGAAATTGGCGATTGGGCTTTCAGCATCAGCTGGCACAAATAATGTATTTGGTGTTTATCAATCATCCGGTGTTGACGGTGCTGCGTTGCGTTTTGCTGGATATAACTATGCAAACAATGTCCAAACAGCCATTGATTTTGTTCAAAATTCAGCAAGTAATTTTCAATCTCAAATTACGTTCAATACAAATAATGGGTCTGGTCTTGGCGAAAAGATGCGCATCGACTCCTCTGGCAACGTGGGGATTGGGACGGTTTCGCCTACGTCAAAAGTCTATGTTACGACTGCTTCAAGCACATTGTATGGGTTAATTTCCCAAACTCCGGTCGTAGGATTAACTGCTGGTAATTACGTCAATATGGCGTATTTTTCCGATAGTCGTAGCGCTAATAATGACGGTTTGCGAATAGTCAATGTCAGAGATTCTACAGGTTCTGGTGTTGGTGATTGGGAAACATCATCTTATCGTATACGTCGAAGTGTTGACCAAAATGATGCAGCTACCGGAGTACAAGAAGAAATTGTTTTTGGATCCAATTTATTGGCGTTTAATACTGGCGGCACAGAACGTATGCGCCTCGACTCCTCTGGCAACGTTACAGTAGGATCAGAATCAGTAAACACGCTTCGTTACCTAGACATAAGTAACACTAACACAGGTGCATCCGCTGGTTCAATTATTCGTTTTATAACAGGCAATGCGGCTGGTTCAGGTGTTACTACAGTAGACGTTGTTAAGTATAAAACTGGCGGGTTTTATTTCAACAACAATGATACTAATGCCGCTGTTTTCACGGCATTTCAAGTCGGCGCATCAGAACGTATGCGCATCGACTCCTCTGGCAATTTGCTGGTGGGGACGCAGAGTTTTGTGGTAGGGCAGAATTCAAAACAAATTTCCCCAAGTATAATTCTTACTTCCATAAATACTACGGCGGCTACTGGTCAAATAGTTTTTTATAACCCAAATGGTGCGGTAGGTCAGATTTACACAGACGGTGCTACTACTGTTTTTGCCACATCCTCAGACTATCGACTAAAAGAAATTACAGGCGCAGTCACAGCAAAAGAAGCTAAAGATTTCATCATGGCTTTGCAACCAAAACAAGGCACTTGGAAAATAGACGGCTCTAAGTTTGTCGGGTTTTTGGCGCATGAATTCAAAAATGTTAGTCCATCGTCTGTATTTGGTGAAAAAGATGCCGTTGATAAAAGTAATAAGCCTATTTATCAAGGTATGCAAGCAGCAAGCTCCGAGGTAATGGCAAACTTAATTGCGCTTGTTCAAGAACAACAAGCCCTAATCACCCAACTGCAAACTGATGTAGCAACATTGAAGGGAGCAGCATAATGGCTGGCGTACTAAGTCTGAAGACACCTTCTACTGGTCTGGTTACTTTAACCCCGACTGACACTGCGACCGATAAGACTATTACCTTACCTGCAACAACAGGAACAGTAGTGATACAGGACGGCACTAGCACAGCCACAGTTGTTAACCTAACAGCAACAGGCACGGTCAATGTAGGTGGTGGCAACATCTCCCCGCAGACAGGATTCAAGAACCGCATTATCAACGGTGCGATGACGATTGACCAGAGGAATGCTGGGGCGAGTGTTAGTGCAGGTTACCCTGTAGATAGGTATTCAATGCTTGCTACTTTAGCCAGCAAATTTACAATGCAGCAAAACTCAGGCGGTGTCACGCCGCCAAATGGTTATATAAATTATTTAGGCGCTGTTTCATCAAGCGCATATAGCGTTCTTATTGGTGACACCTTTGGATTTAATCAGGTAATTGAAGGATTTAACATTGCAGACTTAAACTGGGGTACTGCTTCAGCCGAAACTGTAACGGTGTCTTTTTGGGCAAGATCAAGTTTGACTGGCACTTTTGGCGGCGCATTAACAAATAGCGCAGCAAACAGAAGTTACCCATTTAGTTATGCAATCAGTTCTGCAAATACTTGGGAATACAAAACAATTACAATTACCGGAGATACTTCTGGAACATGGTTGAAAGATAACGGTATTGGGGTTTATGTTCGTTTTGGTCTTGGTTCTGGTGCTACATATTCTGGAACTTCAGACGCATGGCAAGCTGGAAACTTGGTGCAACCTACAGGCACAGTCAGCGTAGTTGGCACAAGCGGAGCTACCTTTTACATCACAGGCGTACAGCTAGAGAAAGGCACAGTCGCTACACCGTTTGAGTTTAGAAGTATCGGGACTGAGTTAGCGTTGTGTCAGCGGTATTTTTTTGCAATAAATGCTAGTGGTTCAGCGTATGGAAAGTTTTTGCAAGGATTGTTTACATCTTCAACACAATTTTATGGGTATGTTTCATTTCCTACGACAATGCGAACAACACCATCTCTTTCGACAAGCGGCAGTTTTTCTACTTACGAAGGCGCAACAACACTAAGTGCAAGCAGCATTGTTGGAGATCAAGCAACCAATCAAGGGACGGGGGTTGTAGCCACCGTATCTGGTGCTACCGCACAAAGACCTGCGTTTTTCCAAGCGCAAGCGTCAGGTAGTTCACAGATTAATTTTTCAGCGGAGTTGTAAATGATTAGTTATAAGCTATTAATTAGCCCATCTTCCGGTGAAGTGTCTTCAGTTTTAAGAAGTGATGGGTGGAGTATCCCCTTCAACCCAGCTAATACCGACTATCAAGAATACCTAAAGTGGCTGTCCGAAGGCAACACACCAACCCCCGCAGACGAAGGAAACTAAAATGACCACAATCACTTGGCAAATCGAGCAGATGTCTTGCTACCCACAGGAACTTGGCGAGACTGACGTAGTATTCTCAGCCGCATGGCGTGTAAACGGCACAGACGGTACATATAACGCTACGGTCTATGGCTCACAAAGCGTTGCTCCGTACACAGAAGGTCAACCGTTTACCCCCTACGCAGACCTGACGCAGCCGCAAGTAATCGGTTGGGTGCAAGATGCAATGGGCGCAGAACAAGTCGCAGCAATTAACGCTAACATTGAGCAGCAGATCGAAAGTCAAGTAAATCCGACTGTCGTTACACCACCACTTCCTTGGGTAGCATAATGAAAGAAATCACTATCTCTGTCGAACTTGCAAACGCAATCCTTGGCTATCTTGGCTCAAAGCCATACAGTGAAGTGTTCCAACTGATCCAAGCCATGCAACAATCTGCAGACAAGCCCGCTGCAGAGGCAACTGAATAACTAGGAGTACCCCATGCCAAGTTCCTTTTCCCCCACGCTACGTATTGAGCTTATTCAAACCGGTCAACAATCGGGCCAATGGGGCAATACAACCAACTCTAACCTTGGCACCATAATTGAACAAGCGATTACGGGTATTACGAATCTGGATGTAACAAGCGGAAATATAACGCTTACAGCCCTTGACGGTGTTGTAGATCAGGCGCGTAGTGCAGTGCTTGCGGTGACTGGCACACCGGGGGTAACACGAGTTTTAACGATCCCAAACGTCGCAAAGCTTTACACAGTGCGCAACGCTACGGCTAATATTGTTCAGGTTAAAACTGCTTCCGGTACAGCATTTGATTGTCCTGCCTTGTCGCAGTCGTACATAGTTTGTGACGGGGCTAACGTTGTTACGGGGCGTTCGATTACCGATGGTGCCAATACCATTACAGCATCAGCAGCGCCCTTTAACTCGCCAACCTTTACAGGCGTTCCTATAGCCCCAACAGCGGCGCCGGGAACAAATACCACTCAGTTAGCTACTACAGCATTCGTTCTTGCTGCATTTCCCGTTGGTGGGATTATTCTTTGGTCTGGTTCTATCGCTTCAGTACCTTCAGGTTGGGCGTTGTGTAACGGTTCAAGCGGCACTCCAGACCTGCGTGATCGGTTTATTGTGGGTGCAGGCTCTACCTACGCTGTTAATGATACGGGCGGATTTAATACCGTTACGCTTACCACGGCGCAAATGCCAACCCATACACATACAAATTCAGTTTCAACAGTTAACTTAGATCACACGCACACTGGTTCTGGAACTACGGGGGACAACAGCGTAGGTCACGATCATGGAGTATCTGGTACTACATCTATTCAGAACGCAGACCACCAACACACTGGAGCAACTGACGGGCAAGGTAATCACGCTCATGCTCAGCAAGGCGCACCGGGTCAGTCTACGCCAGATGGCTCTCTTGTTGCCGCGATTGGCTATGGTGGTGGCCCAGCGCCTGTAGGATATGACACAGCGGTTGCGGGGCTGCATTACCACAACGTTTCAACAGGCATTCAGAACGCAAATCACGCACATACTTTTAGTGTAACTTCGGCAGGTCAAAGCGCAAACCATAACCATACCTATAGCTTTACGACTAGTGCAATGAGCGCCAACCAAACACATAGCCATACTGTAACAAACAATAATGAAGGTGGTAGCACAGCGCACGAGAACCGTCCTCCTTACTACGCACTTGCTTACATCATGAAGCTGTAAATGGTAACGGCAAAGAAATCAGTAGCCAAGACCGCTGCTAAAAAGGCAGTGGTTAAACGCGACCCTGTTAAACGCGCACCCGTCAAACGAGCCAAGCCTGCGCCACGGGACATGACGGACAAGATTCTTGACCTCATTAAATGGGTAGATAACCCGTTTAAACTTGTTTCCGTCGTTTTGTTGTCTACCATTTTTTTCTTTGGCTACCTGACATGGGACAGCCGACAAGTCATCCTTGCAGCAATCAGTAGCAACAGCACCATGCCGCAGCTAAAAACGCACGATGAACTTTTGCCTTTGGCTAATAATCTGGTCAAAGATGTAAACGCAATCGGTATTGTGGTCAACAAAGTAAACCTTGCCACCAATAGCAGAACGACAGTCTTAGCAATTGGAAACGGCGAGCGCAACCACAAGCTAGAAGGCGTGACTGTTAGTCTGTTTGCCGCAAGCCCTGAGCGCAACGCTGACATTGTATCCATGCTAAACAACGAGGTTGCCTGTAAACCGTTTGAGTCGTCTAGCCCTGTCGGTGAGTGGGCAAAGTCGCAAGGTGTGAAGTATATGTGTAGAGCCTCTATACCGAGCGAGATTGGCAAGTTTGCCGGGTATATTGCAGTTGGTTTCAAAGAAGAACCACGGGACTTGGTGTCTATTAAGACCCGCATGATTTTAACCGCGACGGAGATGGACAAATGAAAGCAAAATGGCAAGCATTCAAGGCTTGGTGTATCGCCAAGTGGACAGCAATCAAAATATCGTTTTCAGGCGTGAGGTTCTAACATGATACCTATCCTCGACATTTTAAACATCGGGTCAAAGATTGTTGATAAGTTCTTTCCCGACCCAGAGCAAAAAGCCAAGGCGCAACTTGAGCTAATGAAAATGCAGCAAGATGGCGAGCTGCAAAAGATTCAAGCTGACATACAAGGGGAGCAAGAGCTGACCAAGCGTCATGTAGCAGATATGGCTTCTGACTCGTGGCTATCCAAGAACATTCGTCCGATGATGTTGATCTGTTTGTTTTCTGCTTACACCGTGTTCTCTGTTGCGTCGGTATTTGATTTTGAAGCAAAAACGGTTTATGTAGAGCTGCTGGGTCAATGGGGGATGTTAGCTTTTGGGTTTTATTTCGGGTCACGCGGCGCTGAGAAAATCGCCGAAACAATGGCAAAGGGCAAAGAAAATGCAAAGTAATTGGAAGCAAGCGTTTGAGCAGATGTTGGCGTCAGAAGGCGGATTTACGGACGACGAGCGTGATAAAGGCAACAAGCTGCCAGATGGTCGTAAAGGCTCGACCATGCTTGGCGTTACTCAATTCAATTGGGAAAACCATATTGGGCATCAAGTTACTCACGAGCAAATGCGCAAGCTGACCGCCGCTGACGTTGAGCCGTTGTACAAAAAGAAGTACTGGGACGTTGTTCGCGCTGACGAGCTACCAAGCGGGATTGACTATTTAGTCTTTGATATGGGCGTGAACGCTGGCCCGGGTCGTTCGATCAAGCTATTACAGGCTGCTGTGGGCGTGACGCCTGACGGTGGGTTAGGACCGATCTCAATGGCTGCTGTCTTAGCTGCTGACCCTGTTGATCTGATTGAAAAGTTTAGCCAAGCCAAAGAAGAGTTCTACCGTGGGCTTGATGATTTTCCTGTTCACGGCAAAGGATGGCTAAACAGGGTCGCGGCTGTTAAAATCAAAGCAAATACGATGCTAGGGTAACTATATGGCAATCCAAAAACTGGCGATCCAACCCGGTGTTTATAGGGAAGGCACTTCCTACTCCGCTGAAGGTCGCTGGTTTGACGGCGATAAGATCCGTTTTCGTTCTGGTAATGCAGAAAAAATAGGCGGTTGGCAGAGACTTTCCGGCGAAACTTATCTGGGTACCGCTCGGTCGTTATGGAATTGGATTACCCTTGCCGGGGATAATTATTTAGGCATTGGCACAAACCTTAAGTACTACATCGAAGATGGTGGTGTTTATAGCGACATTACCCCAATTCGTAAAACCGTAAACCCCATGCTTGGCCCTGTTCCACCAAGTACAGGCAATCCGTTTGCTACTGCGTACAACACGCTATCCACTGCAATTACTGCTACGCAACAATCACTAACATTAACAAGCGCGGCGTCATTTCCCTCAACTGGCGGAATTATCCAGATCGACACTGAACAGATTTTTTACGGTGAAGTCTCTGGCAACGATCTATTGCAATTAGTCCGTGGGTATAACGGCACTACAGCTGCATCGCACTTAATTAGCGCAGCGGTTTCTTGCTCTACGATTACTGTTACTGATGTCAATCACGGCGTTACTCAGGATGATTTTGTTACCTATAGCGGCGTAACTGGCCCGTTTGGTGGGTTTACTGCAGCTAATTTAAACGCTGAACACCAAGTATTGCGTTACATTAATACAACTAAGTATGCCATTAACATTGATGGTGTATTTTCTACGTCTGCAGCTTCGGGCGGCGGTACAGTGGCTATTGCTGAATACCAAGTAACAACAGGTTTGGATATTTATGTTGTAGGTCTTGGCTGGGGTTCTGACCCTTGGGGTAGCGGGGGTTGGGGTCGCGCTGGTGTGTTAGGTATTGGTCAACAGTTGCGCCTTTGGTCTGCAGACAATTACGGAGAGGATCTGGTTATTGCCCCGCGTGGTGGAGAATTGTTCTATTGGGACGCCACTTTGGGACCTACGGTAAGGGCGCAGTATTTAAGCGTTGAATCAACCGCTAACGGGTTTGCGGGGCAGTTTGTCCCTAACGCAACAAATGAAGTTGTAGCATCTGCGTTGCAGCGTTTTGTAATTGCTTTTGGTGCCAATCCTTACGACCCAACAGACTCAGAAACACCGTTTGATCCTATGCTTGTTCGCTGGTCGGACCAAGAAAACCCTTACGAATGGGTTCCGTCTATTACCAATCAGTCTGGTGAATTCCGCCTGTCGCATGGTTCTTATATCGTTACCGCAAATGCAACACGTCAGGAAATCTTGGTGTGGACTGATTCTGCGCTTTACTCCATGCAGTATTTAGGACCGCCGTACGTGTATGGCCTTAACCTATTAATGGATAACTTGTCCATTATGTCCCCAAACGCCGCCATTACAGCCAATAACGTAACGTACTGGATGGGGCGCGATAAATTTTATGTGTACTCCGGTCGAGTGGAGACGTTGCCATGTGCGCTGCGTCAGTATATTTTTAACGATTTAAACCTCGATCAGTCTTACCAAGTCTTTTCTGGATCAAACGAGGCTTATAACGAAGTCTGGTGGTTCTACTGCTCATCAGGCTCTACCGTTGCAGATAAGTACGTTATTTATAACTACTTGGAAAACCTTTGGTACTACGGAAGCCTTAGCCGCACGGCTTGGCTGGACTCGCCTTTGCGTGATTACCCTATGGCTGCTGGTTACGACAACCGCATATTATTCCATGAGGTTGGAACGGATGATGTATCTGGCGAAGCCCCTGTAGCTATTTATGCTTATATCCAGTCTGCTGACTTTGATATTGGAGACGGGGATCACTTTGCGTTTATCTGGCGTATATTGCCTGACATTAACTTTAACGGCTCAAATGTGAACGGGCCGTCCGTCAGCATGGAAATAAAACCACGGCGTAACGCTGGCGCCCCATACAGCCCTGCAGACAATCCTACGGTAACAAGCCAAGACAACTACGCCCTCACTCGCTCGTACAATATCCAAGAGTTTACCGGTCAGGTTTATACCCGCCTACGGGGGCGACAAATGGCACTTCGTATTGAGTCAAGCGACCTTGGTGTGGCATGGCAATTGGGTAGCGTTCGAGCGGATATCAGACCGGATGGAAGACGATGAGTACAGGTACAACCAAAGCCCCAAACTTGCCAATGGCTCCATCCGCGTACAGTCCGCAGTACATGGAGCAGCTAACCAACGCTTTACGTTTGTATTTTGCACAACTAGACAACGCTGGGCCTTCAGCCATGTCAACCGAGCGAAATGCAACAAAAATTATTGCAGCATTAAATTTTAGCCAGCCTAACCGGTTTACTAACGTGCAAGAGCTTAGCTTACCAAACCAAACAGAACTTGCAAATTTGCGAGTGGGCGATGTGTATGTTGATACGTCGGCAGGTAATGTTTTAAAAGTAAAGCCATGATAATATTAACTAATTTCCAAAGCGAGTAAAAAATATGATCCCTATCGTAGCTGGTTTGCTTATGGGCGCTGCAATGGGTGGTGGTATTGCCGCTTTGCAGAAGAAAAATGTCCTTGAAGGCGCTCTAATGGGTGCTGTTGGTGGCGCTGCTGGTAGCTTTCTTATGCCCGCCGCTGGTGCCGCTGGCGCTCTTGGTGGTGAAGCTGTTGGCACAGCTGGGGCGTCTATATTAAACCCCGCAGTTGGAGCAAGTGGTATGGGAGCAAGTACTGCATCCGCGCCTTCTCTCTTTGGACAAAACGTGCTTACTAATTCCGTTACTAGCGGCGGATTTCCTAGTGTTATTGGCCCGAGTGCGGTTAATGTTGCAGCTCCGATGACGGTCGCTCCTTTAACTACACCGGCTTTAGGCGCTACAACTACTTCCGCTGGATCCGGAATAGGTAATTTATTTGAAGGTGGTATTGGCGAATTTCTTTCCCAAAACAAAGGCGCACTGACGGGTGGCGGTCTAGGCGGTATGCTGGCTCGGACCAATGAGGAAGAGGAAAAAAGTAAAGGCAATATCCGAGAGTTTGGTTTTAATCCGGGCGAGCGTAATCCATTGTTTGGTCAGCAGGGTGAAAAATACTACACGGCGGACCGTGGGTTTACACCGGGTAAGGTGACTCCGGTTGAAGATTACACAGCAGCAAACGGTGGCATCATTGCTTTAGCTGAAGGTGGTGATTTAGAAACACAACGCTACGAGCGCCCTATGCGTCAAGTGGCTCCTGAAGTGGCTGCATACAACGCACAGCTTATGGAACGCGCAAACGCACAGTACAACATTAACCCTCGTCCCGGCCCAAACCAAGTCCCCGGTTTTGATTCTGGTTTAATAGGAATCAATCCACCGCAAATATCAGAAGCAACAGAGACAACTACCACAACAAATCAACCATTCGTTCCAACTGAAGGTTCTGTTTATGCCGACTTGTTAGCAAAAAAGAAAAAGAAAGAAGAAGGGGAAAAAGAAGCGGAAAAAGAAGGCGGGTATCGCCCATATGAAAGTTGGGCTGCTGGTGATGGTGGTCAAAAGAACGGCGGTAGAATCACACAACGTTACAACCAAGGCGGTATCTCTTCACTTGGCACTTATTCAGACGGCGGTCAGTTGCTAAGAGGCCCCGGCGATGGAGTTAGCGATGGTATCCCTGCTCAAATTGGCGCTCGTCAGCCTGCTCGGCTTGCTGATGGTGAGTTCGTGGTTCCTGCTCGCGTTGTTTCTGAGCTTGGCAATGGAAGCACTGATGCCGGTGCAAAACGCTTGTATGCCATGATGGATCGTGTACAAAAGAACCGTCGCAAGTCTGTTGGAAAAGGTAAGGTTGCAGTGGATTCAAAGGCTTATAAACACCTACCAGCATGAAGATACAGCACGTTCCCTTGCAACACGCAGCACAGACTTGGCCTTTGGTAGAAAGTTATATGGCGGAGTCGCAAGCGCAGTCAAAAGGGGACTATACGCTTGACCAAATTAAGATGTATGTACTGACTGGTGGGTGGCTGCTGTTAGTTGCAACAGATGATGAGAACAAGATTCACGGTGCAATGACTGTTGATTTTTTTAACAGACCCAATCACAGAGTTGCGTTTATTACTGGTACGGGTGGCAAGTCAATTATTAACGATGAGACGTTTAAACAGCTAGAAAGTATTTGTAGGACAAACGGAGCAACCGCGATTGAATGCGCTGCGCGGGACTCTGTATCTAGGCTGCTAGACCGTTTTGGTTTTAAAGATAAATACAGAATTGTTGAGGTAATCTTATGATCTATGACTTAGATGGCATGTTGCCCCAAAGGGCGTTTCAGCGCGATGCGCGTGGTCAAATTAAGCCTCAAGGTGGTGGTGGGCCAAGTGCGCCTACTAATCAAAACGTCACCACAACAACCATCCCTGAGTATGCCCGCCCATATGCTGAAAAGACGTTGGGTAAAGCTGAAGCAGTTATGGATGAGCCGTACCAAGCGTATGGTGGTCAACGAAATGCTGCGTTTACTCCGATGCAAGCTCAAGCCATGCAGAATGTGGCTAACATGCAAACATCTGGTCAGCTTACCGATGCTTCTAATCTAGCCTATAGCGCAGGTCAGCAAGGCCTTGGCGCACAACAAAACGCGCAACAGTTGCAAAATACAGCTCTTGGTTATGGTCAGGCAGGTGCTGGCTACGGTGCTGCAGCTTCACAGTACGGCGCTCAAGGCGCTCAACAAGCCCAACAAGCATCCCAGCAAGCGCAACAAAACGCACAAATGTACGGCTCACAAGGCGCTCAGTACGGCGGTATGGGTATGAATTACGGCGCTCAAGGCGCTAACATTGGACAGCGCGGGGTTAGTGCAGCAGAACAGGGTTTTGGTGCGGGTGATGCTTATCGTCAGCAGGCTACTTCAGCAGATGCAATGGGGCAGTACATGTCGCCCTACATGCAGAACGTTGTGCAACAGCAACAGAAAGACGCAGTTCGTCAGGCGGACATTTCCCGTCAAGGCACACAAGCACAGGCTGTTAAGTCCGGAGCGTTTGGTGGGTCACGAGCAGCAATCGTAGAAGCTGAAAATCAACGTGGCTTGCAGGATCGTCTGGCTAATATTCAAGCACAAGGCTCACAGTCTGCGTATGACAAAGCACAGCAAGCTCAACAGTTTGCGTCTAACGTAGGGATTCAAGGTCTACAGGCTGGTTACGGAGGTCTTCAGACTGGTATGCAGGGTACAGGTCAGGGTATCCAAGGCGCACAAGCTGGAATGCAAGGTGCTGGACTTGGCCTTCAAGGTGTTGGTCAGCAGATTGCTGGTGGTCAGCTGGGTCTTCAAGGCGCAGAGACAGGCATTCGTGGTCAGACCGCAGGTATGCAAGGGACAGGTCAAGGTATTCAAGGTGTTCAGGCAGCTACGGGTGCGGGTCAATACGGACTTCAAGGCACGGGCGCAGCAACTCAAGCAGCTGGCACTTTGGGTCAACTTGGTCAAACTCAGTTTGGTCAGGATCAAGCTATTACCGACGCACAAATGCGAGCTGGTACGCTACAGCAAGGTCAAGAACAGAAGGGTTTCGATCAAGAATATCAACAGTTTCTGGAAGAGCGTGGGTACGATAGAGGTCAAGTTGGGTTTATGAACGAGATATTGCGTGGTTTGCCAATGTCCCAGTCTTCAACGGCGCAATACCAGAATCCAAGTGGTTTATCGCAAGCTGTTGGTCTTGGTACAGCTGGTTATGGCTTGTACCAGATGGGCAAAAAGCAGGGTGGTCAGATTAAAGAAAATAACAGTGGTTTGGCTGCGCTTGGTTTGTATAATGCCATGAGAAGGGGTTAAGTTATGTCGGTAATGAATATGAACTCTCGCATGGCGATGGCTGAAAAGCTCTCCGTGCAACAACTACAACAGGCGATCCAATCTGGGTCGCTTCCCGCTTATATCGGCATCCCTTTAATTGAGCAAAAGACAAAAGAAAAAGCGCAGATGGCAGCTGCCCAACAAGGCCAAGAAAAACCGCCTAGCGTGGTTGCAAGCATTCTTCAGAAAGCCGAGCAACAAGAACAGCAACCTCCGGGCATAGACCAGTTACCAAGCAACCTACCTATGATGGATGAGGGTGAGAATGGTATGGCTAGCGGTGGGATTGTTGCGTTTGCTGGAGATTCTAGTAGCTTGGTACGTCTTGGTGCGGATAGAAAACCACAATACA